TATTTGCGTTGAATAGCGCGCTGGCGCTTTTGCTGTTCTTGCGTCTGTGACAGTCCCAAGTATTTACATGTGTGGTCGTTCTTCAGAATGGTGATTGCGAACCGTTTCCAGCTTGTAACCATGCTGTTGTGGAATGGTAGCTCGTCCAAGTGGTCTGGCGGAACCTTAATAACTACTCTGCGCAGTTCGTTACCTCCGTGTGGTGTCACTCCGTTTATGTAGAATCGTGTTCCTGTCTTTTCGAGTTCCGCTATGACGTTTTCAGGGAGACCGCGCCCCACCCTACCCCAGAACATGATTGACTGGATGAAGCGCGATTTAAAATTTACAGCGGACTGCTGCGGTAGAGTTGCCAGCAAGAACTTCACAAAGCTTTTCCATGTATGTCCTTTTGGAAGCGTGAACGTCGAGTAGTTCAACTGTTTTCCATATGTTGCGATGAAGTTTGCACCGCCTACCCTGGCGCACAGTCTTGCCCATATTGGTGCGTCTATGACGCGGTACATCCCAAGGCTTGATTTCGATTCCGACATGAACGGAGACGCGACGCGCATTTTCTTGATTGGCACGCCAGCCATATAAAACACGTCGTAAAGCTTATTGTAATCCCATCCGTATTTAGCATTTGCGGTCCAGATGTCTTCAGTTTTCCAGTCGTATATCGGGTAACAGTTGTACGTATGCTCCGTGTTTTTCTTTGTCCACATTTCTCCTTTCATCGTTTCCTTTTGCTGATTCATAATCGCACGAAAGCGATTAAGCGACTCGGCTGTCCTGATTCCAATTAAGTTAGCGCACGATGTTCCCTGGCTGTACCACTCTGCGAACATGTCCCAAAATTCGTCATAGTTCATACCTGGAATGAACTTATCGCCAAACGGATGATTTTTCATGTTCACGATGTAGTCATCCTGTGGCATAGGACGAATCCATCGATGTTCGTCGTCTATACCCCAGCACTGCCAAGCGATTTCATAGCTTGACACGGTGCATGGAAGCGTAATTGGAAGACAGCACCAATGGATATCAAGCATATCGCGGTTGTCACGCAATATGCGGTGCATGAACTCATACGAGTGTGTATAGTTCGCTTCGTTGTCTAGTATCTGAACTCCAATCTTTTTGTTGATTTTGTGCTCTTTCACGTAGTCAATAACGAGGTTCAACAAAACCCCGCTGTCCTTTCCTCCTGAAAAAGACACGTAGACACGCTCGAAATTATCGAAGATGAACTTTAGCCGTTCTTGCGAAGCGTCATAGACTGACGTGTCGTTGAACGTTCTGACTGCATTATTACTCACGAAGACCTCGCGTCGAAGGTGAGACTAGATTGTACTATACTGTGCGAAACGCGTCAACAAGCCGAACGCTTAGACACAACGCGCTTGTTAAATTCTGCCAGCATGTGAGAAAGGCTTGAGCCTTCGGCGTTCTTGACATCGTGCCCGTTGTACTCAGCGCGCACTACTTTGCATTGCGCAGCGATGACATCTTGCCCGATGCCTGCCGTGTGGCTTGCCCAGAACAGTAGGACTGATTTGCCAGCGATTCTAAGAGCCGCTGCAAGGCGTTCTAGCGCCATGTTTTGTCCGCGTGTCTGCGTCTTTTGTTCGTGTCCAATCTCTCCAATGACGTAGACCGAATCATGCCACTCAATGAAGAAGTCCACATCTGTCGCACCGCATCCGCCGACCGTAAGACCGTCAAAGTCTATGACTTGTCGCGATCCTGCCTTGCTTCGTATGGCACTCATAACATCCTCTCGATTCATGGTTTGTTTTGTGGGGTCTAGCGTGCCACACTTCGCCACACTTGTCAAGCATCAACCGCTTTCTATTCTTAGTTAAACTCCCCAAACGCTTGCGCCCTTGCTGCTCGCACTGCTTCTTTCGCGTCTTCGATGTTATCGTACGCACCAAAAGCGTATAGTTTTCCATTTTTCATTATTTGCGCTCTCCACTTTTTTCTTGTTTTCCACCATATAACACCGCGCTCGCCGCTAGTGTTGTTCTTGTTCAAGTTGACCCTGTGCGAAACGTTTTGTTGTTGCGTAGCAAGCCTAAGATTTTCTATTCTGTTATCCAATACAACCCCATTTATATGATCGAGTCTAAAATCTTCCGGGTCAACTCCGGTTTCCATTTTGTATATTATTCTATGCTCAAGGTATCTTTTACCTGATACGGTAACCTGTCGATAGCCAGTATTTAATGTTGTTCCTGCGATGCTTCCTATCTTTTGCCACCTTGACGGCTTAACATTCCAATACAACCGCCCGTCATCAAGACTGAACAGCCGATTAAGTTCTTCCAAATCAGGCAGTGCATTATACTTCATAGCGCCTCTTAAGATAGTCTAAGCTCACCATCATCGGTTGTATGTCGCCGTCGTTAACTTCGTTGAACACCCAAATCCCACGCCAGTAGGCGCGATTCTGCGCGCCAAGGTAGTCTTCGTCATGCTGGTAAAAACACGACGCAAACACGCCCCATACAGCCTTCCCGTCAACGCGCGTCTCTCTGTGTAGGTCGCATTTCTGTACATGACCCTGAACACAAGTAACGTGATTCTTGGCGACTAAGGCACGCGCGCTTGCTACTGGTCTTGACATTACGCCGCTAACGAAATAATGTGCATAATTTACGCCGTCGATTTCAACCGGATGTAGGTAGGGATACACGTTCCAACCTGCCTGTTCGTATCCCAAATCGTCTATGGATATCACGCCATCCAGAATCGCTTCATTCTCAATCGCGCGCAGAATCCTTTCTTCGTGGTTGCCTAGCGTAAGGTGAAGTTCAGGCTTTTTGTGCATCGCGTTGATTGGTGCCATAAGACGACGCATAGCATCTTTGCTTGCTTCCACGTCTTTCTTATACCGCCTTCCTTCGAACGTCTTTTTACCCTTGTCGTATGCCGAAAGGCTTGGAAGGTCCGCGAAATCTCCGAGACACACAACAACGTCTGGTTGCATATCCGCGATGTAGCGTCCAGCCCATTCAAGATGGTCCAATGGAACTCCATCCTTTGCCTGAACGTCTGGTATGACAATATGACGCCGGTATCCATCGTGATTTGATGGAGTTCCTTCCCCCAATGCCCTCCTTACCCGCCTTGCAACGCCGCGACGGTCCATATCCAGAACGTTCGCCGTCTTGCGGTAGCTGTGCGTCTGTTCGTACACGTCGAGAATTTCTTGCGTCGTTGGCATAACTGCACCAATTGGTTACTTATTTAGCAGTATACCGCGCACGTACACGGTAACATGCTGTTTAGACGTTGCAAGATGCTCAATTGACCAAACAAATTCAGGGTATAGACTGCGCGCTTCCTTCAGTGTCTTGATTAGCGCAGTCTCTGCATCGTATTCGTATGCGTCGAACGTGCGACTAATAATCACTTTGAAAGCTCCCTATCAGCGCACTCCGCCGCGAGTGCCGCATACGCTATAGCGTCAAGGTAATCGTCTTGCTTGTACGCTCCGCCAGCGGACCGTGAGAGCTTCAGGAGCAGCATAAACGTCCAGCCTTGCGTCTCGGTAAGGCTTGCACCAAAAAGAGCGTTAAACGCCAACACAGCGCCGCGCATTGACCGTTCGCCGGATGCCTTGTCGCGCTCTTTGCCGCGCTGGTTGATGAGAGAACGCGCGGTCTCAAGCAAGTCATCTGCGGTTACGATTTCGCGTTCGAACACAATCGCCGGTTCGTCGTACGTGTAATCGCACACATGACAGACATACTTAAAGCCTTCCATCGTACGCATAGCGCCGCAAACCGGACATGGCGACTCATCGCGCGTTCGCACTTCTTCTTCGTAATCTTTATGCCCTTTGGTTAGCATTGATTTGACCCATTTTGCTGTATTCATTTAGTCGGAATCACTTCTGTTTCTGAGCGGGGATATCCGCAGTCAATCACGAAGTACGACAAGACGTCTTCCAAGCTCATTTCGATTGGAAACAATTCAGACTCTACGTATTCACCAGCTACGTATACGCTCCATTTTCGCATTCTAGCCATGACTAGCTACCCTAGTACCTGTTTTATGTAAACGCGGCTTATATCGCCGCACAGACGCATTAGAATTGATTTTTAGCGTGTACTTGGACCCTGCTCCCCCAAATCCGGCGCTACCAGTTCCTTATTCATCAATTCCCGGTAACGTTCTTCCGTGTTCCTACGCGCCTCATGGTCTTCGCAAAAGTATATGATTCGAAGCCCAAGAACAGTCCATCCGAGAACCGCGAGTACAAACAGGATTGAAATGATGTACGTCTTTGCGAACGACTCGCTACCGGCTTTCATTTCTTGAATCCTGCCATGTTCGCGCATGCAAGTGATGCAGGATGTTCCAGGCACTTTTCGCGCTTGTGGATAGTGGACGCCACGTTAAGAATCGACACAGCAACCATAGCGCCGATGAACCACATGACAGCCGCCATAAACTTACTTTCTTTCACTTGGTAGAACCTCAATTGAGACAAACACACTAATTTCTTTTTTCCCATCCTGGGATAACGCCTAGTAAAGCCTTGTGCAGTCTGCGATACTCCTTAC